TCGTTCTTTCTTTAGGTGCGTGTAACGTGACTGGTGGAATGGGGCCGAGTGGTCTTGTTAATAACGGTTGTGGAAACAGTTGCACCTCTGAAGATTATTATCTGCCTGGACGTGGAGTTTGGGCAGATAATACTCCAATAAACAAAGCAAAGATTGGTGCGTTTGGTGGTACGATACTTGGTGTAATGATGACGCATGGTAGTGGTGACCCATTACTTATAAGTGCAGCTGCAATTGCTGGTATGTATGTAGGTCACGAAGTCGGTGCAACATTTGATAAGATAGATGAAATGTATGCGACTATGTTACTTGCACAATCATTAACACTAAATGATAATATGCAATCGAGTACATGGAAAAACCCTAAGAAGAATGTTGTAGTAAATGCAATGCCGATATCCACTGAAGGGGAATGTAGGGAGTTTGTCACATCTGTACAAGTAGGTAAGAAACTAGAACAGATGAGAGGGACTGCGTGTTTAGTAAATAACGAATGGGAATTAAAGGAGATTTATTAGTGAAAAAACCATACAGAAAAAACTTTAGAGATAGAGAACCTATGGAGGCTATGAAAGTTGTAGTCCATAATAATGATGTTGCAAAAGCATTAAGAACACTGAAGAAGAAGTTACAAAACGAAGGTGTGTTTAATGAGTTAAGAGAAAGAGTTGCATTTCAGACCAGAGGTGAAAAGAAAAGACTTGCAAGAGCAGCTGGTCGTAGAAGGTATTTGAAAAATAAAGAGAAATTGAAGGAAACTAGAGGTTATTAATGTCACTAGATTATGAGATGAATGGTATTTTTCCAGTACCTATTTACTTTACAAAATTAAAGAAGTTTACTGATATGGAGTTAAAAGTAATTAGGTTAATGGAAAATCAATCAGCTAAAAACATGGGAAACAGTCGTAGTGATGATACTTTTGTTTTAAAATCAAAACATTTTGAAAATATCAGAAAACAGTTAATGAGTCATGTAAAACAATATTTTGATAAGGTTATATGTACATCTGATAAAATAGTTCCATACATAACACAATCTTGGATAAATTATACTAGAGAAGGTGAGTATCATCATTCTCATGCACACCCAAATTCTCTTATATCTGGTGTTTTATATATTGATGCGAATAAAGATAATGATAAGATTTTATTTGAAAAAAGAGGTTATCATAGAATAGCCTTAACAACAAAAGATTACAACTTATATAATAGTGATTCTTGGTTTTTTCCTGTTCAGACTGGCGATTTAATTATGTTTCCCTCTGAAACTCAACACAAAGTTGAATTTAAAAAAGGTAATAATGTAAGAACAAGTTTATCCTTTAATGTTTTTGTTAAGGGTAATTTGGGTAACCTTAGAGATGGCACCCCACTAACAATCGGTAAAGAAGAAGAATTGACAGGATTAGATATTTAACACTTGACAAAGGTTATATATTTGATATAATTATAATATGAGAGAAAAATAAATGAAAGATTCAGAATACATAAAGATGAAAAAAATGGAAAGAAATCACGAAACAGTGACCACCACTAAAACTCCACTACATACTACTGATTGGTATATAAAGTGGGTTGCAAGTGTTACACTGTTATTTGGTATGATACTTACATCAAACAATATTTACCCATTAAATATATTCGTACATATGATAGGATTAATCGGTTGGTTGGTTGTATCATTAATGTGGAATGATAGAGCATTGATTGTGATAAATGCAGTTGGTGTTGCGATAATGGCAAATGGATTAGTTGGTTACATTGTAGAGAGTGGAATATGGCAGTAAGAAAAAAAAGACAGATGACCCCAGAACAACGAGAAGCAGCTGCAGAAAGGTTGCGTATCGCAAGGGAGAAGAAAGGGCCTGCACAATATAAGAATGTTGCAAAGTCTGTTATTGCGTTACCAGATGACCATTACTTATCCTATAAGAGTGTTAAGAAATGGATAAAGACACAACAAGATATTGCAAGAGCAGAACGTAGAAACATGGTAAATAATGTTAAAGGTGCAACTGCAAAGATGTATGCAGCTCAAGGTTATGTTAGACAAATGCAACATTACATTCAACATGGTGATTGGCCTAATGATTACTATGGTGAATATGAAGAGAAGAGGATTATATGGAAGACGATAGCTCCAAACGAGGAGTGGTAATAAAAGGGCCTTGGGGTGATGTAGTTGTAGAAAACAACAAATCTCTGCAAAAGGAACTGAATGTAAAAGAAGATTTTAAGATGATTTCTGAAATGCATAAAGTTCTTTTACACCAATTAATTTTTACCATGCAAGAAACTGGATATGATATTGAAAGTGATGAGTTTGTAAAAGAGAGTGGATTTTTGGGTGAAGTAATTAGAGCTATATTGATGCGTGATATGGGTTATAATAATCCTATGAGTCAGTTTATAGATGCAGTTGTTAGTCTTGATATGAAAGATGGTAAAGGTTATGCTAACTTTGACAGTAGTAGATTAATTAAATTATTGGATAAAAAAGATGACAAAAAATAATATAATAACATTTCCCAAAACTAATATCAGAGAAGGTAAATTAAAAGATATTGCTAAAGAATTAGAAATACAGATGATAAAAATAAAAGAACAAAGAGAATTGATAGAAAACCAAAGAAAAGAAATTATGGAAAGTATTTTTGATGATGAAAAATAATGTAACATGGTGGGAAAAGTTTAGTCCTTCTGTTATGGAAGCAGAAGTACCACAGAAGTTCATCAACATTATAAACAACACTGGTGATGAAGTTTTGGAAGATAATGGTCTATCAAAGAAGTTTGATTTCTCTGATAATTTAGTTGGTAAAGTTCACAAAGAAGTTTCTATACCAGTTCCAGAAAATGATAAAGGATATTGTTTATCTATATTAAGACAGGCTTGTGTGCGATACCTACGACATATGGTTGAACTAGGTCGTGCATATCAATGGAGTAAAAAAGCTGGTGGTAGAGAACCGTCTGAAGAAAATATTATGTTATCACAGAGTTGGATAGTATCACAATACAAACACGAATACAATCCAATACACACACATAGTGGACACTTCTCTGGTGTGATATATTTAAAACTACCAGATGGTATGGAAAACCATTTTAATGAAGAAACCAAAGACCACTACCCAGCTAGTGGATTGATAGAGTTCTCACATGGTGAGAAACAAGATTTCAAAAGTGACACATTGATGTTTAAACCAACAGTAGGACAGATGTTAGTATTTCCTAATTGGTTGAAACATACAGTCTACCCATTTTACTGTGATGGTGAGAGAAGGTCAATGAGTTTTAATGCGTATTGGAAAGTGTAATGATAATAATTGATATGAACCAAATAACTTTAGCCAGTGTGATGATGAATATGCACATGACTAAATCAGATGAACTTGAAGAAGATATGATAAGACATATGATACTTAATTCTATTCGTATGTATCGTACTATGTTTAAAGAAGAATACGGAGAAGTTGTACTAACTTATGACTCTAGACATTATTGGAGAAGGGATATCTTCCCACAATATAAACAGAATCGTAAGAAGGGTAGAGAGAATGATTCCAAAGATTGGAATAAAATATTTGGATTACTTAATGCTATCAAGTCAGAGTTTAGAGAAATACTACCATACAAATATGTAGAGGTATATGGTGCAGAAGCTGATGATATCATAGGTACACTATGTAAAGAGTATCAAGACCAGAAGACTATGATTGTATCTGGTGATAAAGACTTTATACAATTACAAAAATACAAAAATGTAAAACAGTATAGTCCCATATTAAAGAAGATGGTAAACGGACATAATCCAAATACCTATATAAAAGAACATATACTAAAAGGTGATTCATCTGATGGAGTACCTAATGTCTTATCGCCAGACCATACATTTGTGGAAGGTCTACGACAAAGACCACTAAGTAAAAAGAAAATTGAAGCATGGTTAAATAGTGAAACTGGAATGAGTGAAGAAGTGAAAAGAAATTATCAAAGAAATCATAAGTTGATTAATTTAGATAATACACCAGACGACTTACAAAAGTCAATCCTAGACACATTCAATGAAGCTCCATCAGGAGATAGAAGTAAGATATTAACTTACTTCATAGAGAATAAATTAAAAGAACTAACAGATTCAATAGGAGATTTCTAATGGCTGGTTCAACACTATTATATTCAGAGATACTTGACAAGGTTCATAAGGCGAAGACCAAAGAACAGAAAGTATCTATACTGAAACAAAACAATACAGAAGGTTTGCGTATGGTAATCAAATCCTCTTTTGACCCTAAGATACTTTGGTCAATACCAGAGGGTGAAGTTCCATTTAGAGTGAATGACGTACCAATGGGAACA